AGAGAAATCAAGGCAGTTTTTTCTTCATAATCTGATGACCTCCACTCTAGTCTCTCTCCATGCTTCTCTCAATAGGTTATACAGGTTGTCATGTATAATCTGGTTCATTTCCTCCTGTTTCACTCTACACTCTTTAAGAGCTGATAGAGCTGCTCTCCGACTCCTACGAGTATTTGGTACACCAGGCCCTTGGCTTTCATCACTCTTTCTCCCTGCAAAATGCAACACAGCTCTTTCAACAAACTCTTCATGTAGGTCCTCTTGTCGTATGGGCTTCCAGATTCTTTTGCAAGCTTTTCTAGATTGAGGAAGTCCTCAATGCGCTGTTTGATGGCCATGCATAGCTCTTTTTCTTCAGGGTTGGAAAACTTGCCTCGGAGCACTGGTGTGAGAGTGTTGAGTTGCTTGGTGACTTCTTCCAGCCACAGGTCTCTGGTCTCCTCTTCTGAATCAGAATCATAAAGATTGATGTCAGAAGCATGCACAGGGAGAAGGTCATGCGTGGATTTTCCAGCAATACCACCAATTAGTTCCACCAACACTGTTCGGTTTAATACTTGTGAACTTTGTATCAACATGCATGCCAACACCATTTTCCCTTCTTTGTCCAACGATCTAATGTAGTCAGATATAGCCCGGAGTCCATCCTGCTGCCGGAAACAACGCTTAATGCTGGGAGGGTCATATTTCCCTTGTTTCATCTTGTGGGTTAGGGAAATGAAAGACTCTGGTTGTCTTTTTGTTACATACTTGTACATTAGTGCGACCTGTATTAGCTCTTCAGAGCTGTATGTATTATCATCTCGAACCAGCTTCCAGAGGCGCAAGCAGGTTTTCTCTGAATGGCACTGCTCCATTTCTCTGACATGTGGTATAACTCTAGGAGAGCAAATCATGTCTATCGAGTTACCTGCTGCCATTTGGTGCGCCATTGTTGGTGCCAAACTGCTTGTTTTTGCT